CGTATACGGGGGGGCGCAGCGCGGCATTTTGCTAGCGACTGGCTTCTTCACCGGGGAATCCAAGCGGAAGCCACCTAGACGACCTCCCGAAATAACAACGCTATATTACAGCAACTTACGTTGGTCCGCCCGGCTCTCAGGGTGGATTTTACTATTTTTGTCAAGAATCCACCCGACGGAAGCCAGGGAAGCCACCGCGCCGGAAGCCAGCCAGCGGAAGCCACCCTTGGGGAAGCCCTTGAATCCAGGCCGTTTTTTATTTGACAAAGCTGCCCCCCTTGACCTACCTATTGATCATCGAAGAATAGCGCCCGGAGGAAACCCCTCTCGGGCGCTTTCGTTTTTCCCCATATTGCGGATGCTGATTGCGGCGCTGCCACTCTTGACTGCGCGCACCCGCATGTCCGCCCTCCGCCAAATTGAGAACTGCCCCATGGACCTTGTCTTCGCACCAAGCGAGATCGAGACGTGGCCGATTGACCGGCTGCGCCCCTATGCGCGCAATGCCAAGATGCACGGCGACGACCAGGTGGCCAAGATCGCTGCCAGCATGGCGAAGTTCGGCTGGACCGTGCCTTGCATGGTGGCCGACGATGGTGAGCTGATTGCCGGGCATGGCCGGGTTCTGGCGGCGACGATGCTCGGGCTGACCGACGTGCCGGTAATCCGGCTCGGCCACCTCGATGAAGCTGAACGCCGCGCCTACCGCATTGCCGACAACAAGCTGACCGAGCTGGGCGAATGGGACGAGGCAATGCTGCGTGACGAGATCGCGGGGCTGCTGGCCGAGGATTTCGACCTGTCGCTGCTCGGGATCACTGACGAGGATCTGGATGCGCTGCTTCGTGATCCGGACGCGCTGGGCGACGACGGGCCCATGGAGGGCGAGGATGACATTCCCGAACCGCCGGTCACGCCAGTGTCGGTGCCGGGCGACCTCTGGCAGTTGGGATCGCACCGGCTGATCTGCGGTGACAGCACGTCCGCCGATGTGGTCGCGCAGCTGCTCGGCGACGTGAAGCCGCTCCTGATGGTGACCGATCCGCCCTATGGCGTGGAGTACGACCCAAGCTGGCGCAACCAGGCAGGGGCGGCGAAGACCAAACGCACCGGCAAGGTGCTGAACGATGACCGGGCCGACTGGCGCGAGGCTTGGGCGCTGTTCCCCGGCGATGTTGCGTATGTCTGGCACGGCGCGCTGCACGCTGCGACCGTGGCCGAAAGCCTCGTCGCGGCGGGTTTTGCCGTGCGGTCGCAGATCATCTGGGCCAAGGACCGGCTGGTTCTCAGCCGGGGCGATTATCACTGGCAGCATGAACCCTGCTGGTATGCCGTGAAGAAGACCGGCAAGGGACATTGGGCTGGGGACCGCAAGCAAACCACGCTCTGGCACATCTCGGGCAAGGACCAGGACGCCGCTACCGCGCACGGCACGCAGAAGCCGGTCGAATGCATGCGCCGCCCGATCCTGAATAATTCCAACTCCGGCCAAGCGGTGTTTGAACCCTTCATGGGCTCGGGCACCACGCTGATCGCGGCGGAAACCACAGGTCGGGTCTCCTACGGGATCGAGCTGAACCCGGCCTACGTCGATGTGGCCATCGAGCGCTGGCAGCAATTCACCGGCGCCAATGCTGTTCTGGCGGAAACGGGTGAGTCCTTCGCCGACCTGAAGGCAAAGAGGCTGGCGGCATGAACGCGCCCTTACTGCCGGGGCAGATTGAACACTGGCCCATCGGGCGTCTATGACACAATCCCGACGCATGTCATTTGTCGAGGCGGTCACTAATGTTGTCGTGGGCTATACCGTGGCCGTCGCGACGCAGATCGTGGCGTTTCCATGGTTCGGCCTGCATCCGAGTTTCGGCGAGAACCTAATGATTGGCGCAATCTTCGTCGGCATCTCACTTCTGCGCAGCTACGCGCTGCGCAGGCTGTTTGCGCGCTGGTAATAATTGCCAGCCGATCAGCTGGCGTTCAAGCGATGCACCGTGCCGCGTCCCTCGACCTTCTCTGAGACCACAGGCAGGCCCAGCCTCTTCTTCAGCGCTCCTGAGATCATGCCCCGCGCGCTGTGAGCTTGCCACCCGGTGGCCGCGCCAATCTCGGCGATGGTTGCTCCCTCCGGACGCTGCAACAGGCTGATGATCTGCGCCTGTTTGGTGCCCTCGCGCGGGGTGGCAGATTTGGGAGCAGACGGTTGGGCGGTATTCGTCCGGATGGCGGCCATGGTTTTGACCACCACCGGCTCGACGCCGATGGCCAGCAGGCCTGCGTCCGTGACCGCCAGCGTGGTGCCATGGCCATCACCGGTTTCCCGCCAGAGCGGCTCGCCCTTGCGCACATCCGCGTCGACCTCTTCGAGCCAGCCGCGTCCGATCATCATGCTGACGACCTTCTTGGCGGCGGCACCATGCAGCCCCTTTGGCAACGGCATGGCGAGATTGTCGGCGCGCTGGGACGCCGCGCTGAGGATAAGGCTTTGTGTGTCGGTGAGTTTCGGCATGGGGGCCTCCGGCTGTAATATGCGGCGCGGCATTGCGCGGCTTTCTACCGGGGCAAGCCCGCCACGTTGGCGGGCCGCATTGTAGCGCATGCTTTCGTTAGTCGGCGTGTTCGCCCTCGCCAAAGGCGCTGTCGGTGATGCGCTTGAGCTGGCTGGCGTAATGCTCGAGGCTTCCGACCATGGCCCAGCCGACCTCATCCGGGTGCGCATTGAAATGATCTGCGCTGAGGGCCTGCAGGCGCGCGAGCATCTCCTCGATCTCCGCCTTTTTCGCGATGAACGCATCGAGCGCAGCTTCGCGGTTCTGCCGGGCCTTCTCGGCGCGCAGTTGGTGGCGGGGTGTGGTGGCAGGGTTGAGGCAGGTCATGGTGTGGCTCCTTAATTTTGCGCTATCGCTGCGCTGCTTGAGCGCGGTGGTGAGTTGCATCGCTGTCCTGTCATCACCATCGCTCTACTGGGCCGATTATCGTAGGCAATTCAGAGCAATATCAGTGCTTTCTGATTACACTCGGCAGCATTAAATCAGCTGCAAATCAGCCAGAACGGCGCTGGCCGCGGCCAGTTGCGTCGTGGGCAGCTCAACCTTGATGTGCGAGATCACGTCCGAGGCCTCGGCGGTGATCGCGTCCTCACGCAGGGCGGCCTCAATGGCAGCTGCAACCGCGTCAGGGCGCGAGCGGTCGAATTGATCTGGCAGCGCGTCATGATCGATGCGGATGGTGGTGATGGCGATCATATTTCTACCCTCCTTCAGCGCTTCGCGGCGGCGGCTTGGCCAGCGGCAAAGGCCTCCTCCAGTGCCGCGCGGATCGACCAGACCGCGACATCGTGAAAATCGAGGCTGTCGCTGTTGCGAGTTTCCAGCGTCTCAAGGCAGAAATGCTTGGTCGCGATTTCCAGCAGCAGGGCTTCGCTGGGGGCTTTGGCGGGGGTGGCGGTCATGGCGAGGTCTCCGGGGCTGAGTTGCATCGTTTTCGTGCACCCAGAATCGCTCGACGGGCGACTGTAATCAACTCAATAAGATGGTTATTTCCATTTATTCCCAATAGGTTGAGGGCCTATCAGTCGCCATGGAAGGTATGTCCGAACGCGAGTATTCCGCCCACTCCGGCATCTCGCGCGGAGCGGTTCAGAAGGCCCGCAAGGCCGGGCGGCTGGTGGTCTACAAGGACGGATCAATCAATGCCGCCGCCTCCGATGTACGCCGCGCCGAGATGACCGACCCCGATCAGCAGCGCCGCAGCACCGGCGGTGACACTGCATTCAGCGGCCCGGCCGACAGCGCCTCTTATCTGAAGGCCCGCACGGCGCTGACGGTCTACCAGGCGCAGGAACGTCAGCTGGCGATCCAGAAGAAGAAGGGCACGCTGGTCGACCGGGCACGCGCGGAAACGCTGGTGTTTCGCCTCGCGCGGCAAGAGCGCGACGTCTGGGTCACTTGGCCATCCCGCGTGGCAGCGCTGATGGCGGCGGACGTGGCTTCGGAGGTTGAAAAACAATCGGGGACACCGGTGATCATCGAGGCCGCGATCCTGCAGAGGGTGCTGGAAACCCATGTCAGAGCGCAACTCGACGCCCTTGCCGATCTCAGGGTCAGCCTCGGGTAACGACAACGATACAACCGACACTGATCTGACCGAAGACCTCGATCTGGCCTTTGACGGGGCCGCGGATATCCTGCGGTCCTGGCGTCGCGGCATGCGCCCCGATCCGGACCTGACGGTGTCGGAATGGGCCGATGCGCATCGCAAGCTGTCGTCGCGCGCCAGTGCCGAGCCGGGCCAATATCGCACCGCGCGCACGCCTTACCTGCGCGAGATCATGGATGCATTGTCGCCGGGCCACCCCGCGCAGCGGATCAGCTTCATGAAGGCAGCACAGGTGGGGGCAACCGAGGCGGGCAACAACTGGATCGGCTTTGTGATCCACCACGCGCCGGGACCAATGCTCGCGGTGCTGCCCACGGTGGAGATGGCCAAGCGGTCGTCGCGCGGGCGGATCGACCCGCTGATTGAGGACAGCCCGGCGCTCAAGGAGCGGGTGCAGCCTGCGCGCTCGCGCGACGCGGGCAACTCGATGCTGTCAAAGGAATTTCCCGGCGGCATCCTGGTGCTGACCGGGGCGAACTCCGCCACCGGCCTGCGCTCGATGCCTGCGCGCTACATCTTTCTCGACGAGGTCGACGCTTATCCGGCTTCGGCCGACGAGGAAGGTGATCCGGTCACGCTGGCCGAAGCGCGCACCACCACGTTCTCGCACCGGCGCAAGGTGTTCATGGTCTCGACGCCGACCATTCGCGGCCTGTCGCGGATTGAGCGCGAGTTTGAGGCATCGGACCAGCGGCGGTATTTTGTGCCCTGTCCACACTGCGGCCACATGCAATGGCTGCAGTTCGAGCGCCTACGCTGGGACAAGGGGCAACCTGACAGCGCAGCCTATCACTGCGAGGGCTGCGAGCAGCCGATTGCCGAGCATCACAAGACGCAGATGCTGGAGCGCGGCGAATGGTGCGCGACGGCTGTCTCGGCTGATCCGAACTCCATCGGCTTCCACCTCTCGGCGCTCTATTCGCCTCTAGGCTGGAAAAGCTGGGCGCAGATTGCGCGGGACTGGCTCGCGGCCCAAGGGTCGGAGGAAATGCTGCGCGCGGCGCGGAACACCTTGCTGGGCGAGACATGGGTCGAGAGCGGCGATGCGCCGGAATGGCAGCGGCTGGCGGAACGGCGGGAGGTCTTCGGAGCGCAGATCCCCGAGGGTGGTCTGTTCCTGACCGCTGGCGTCGATGTGCAGAAGGACCGCATCGAGGTCGATGTCTGGGCCTGGGGTCGCGGGCTGGAAAGCTGGCTGATCGATCACATTGTCATTGCCGGTGGTCCCGATGACCCAGCCTGCTGGGACAAGCTGACTGCCCTGCTTGGCCGCACATGGACCTGCGCCAATGGCGCGGTCATGGTGATCGGCAAGCTGGCGATTGATACTGGCTACGAGTCTGCAGCCGTTTATGCATGGGCGCGGGCGCAGGGCTTTGATCAGGTCTCGCCCATCAAGGGCCTGGAAGGCTTCAACCGCGCGACGCCGGTATCGGGCCCGACCTTTGTCGACGCCACCATCGGCGGCAAACGTCTGCGCCGGGGCGCACGGCTCTGGTCAATCGCCACCGCCACCTTCAAGACCGAGACTTATCGCTTCCTGCGCCTGGAACGGCCCTCGGATGAAGACCGCGCGCTGGGCGTGTTCGATGCGCCCGGCACCGTGCATCTGCCCGACTGGATCGACACGGAATGGCTCAAGCAGCTGGTGGCCGAACAGCTGGTCACCGTGCGCAACAAGCGTGGCTATGCCCGTCCCGAATGGCAGAAAATGCGCGAACGCAACGAGGCGCTGGATTGCCGGGTCTATGCCCGGGCGGCCGCCTGGATCATGGGCGCGGACCGCTGGGACGAGGCCACATGGCGGCGGCTGGAAGACCAGGCCGGGGTGGAAACGCGAGCGCCCGTTGCCCCGGCAGCCGTGGACAATGCGGCACCGCAAACGGACGCGCCGCAACCCGCCAAGGCCGGGACACCGACCACGCCGCGCCGCAAGCGCCGGGTCTACACACCAAACTTCATGAGGGACTGATATGGATCTGGAACGGATGCGCGCGCTGTTGGTGGCGTTGCAGGAGGCGCGCTTCGCGGGCGTCCGCTCGGTCAGCTATGACGGCAAGACCATCACCTATGGCTCAGACGCGGAACTGGCGAACGCGATCTTTGATCTGGAAACCCGCATAGCCACCGCCACCTCCGGCACCCAGCGTCGTCGGCGCTGGGGCACCGTGGCCACGAAGGGTCTGTGAGCCATGGCGTTCGAGGCTTTCCGTCAGCGCATCGGGTCGATCATCGGTGGGTTTGACGCGGCACAAGCCCATCGTCGCCTGCGGGGGTTCCGGGCCAGCCGCGCCCATGTGAACACGCTGATCGCGGGTTGCGGGGACACCATCACCGCGCGCGCCCGCTGGCTAGCACGCAACAATGGCTATGCCGCCAATGCGGTGGAGTCCTTCGCCAGCAATGTGGTCGGCGATGGCATCAAACCCTCCTCGACCATCGCGGACGCGGCAAAGAAGGAAGAGCTGCAGGCGCTGTGGCTCGCCTGGACCGATGATGCAGATGCCGAAGGTCTGACGGACTTCTACGGGCTGCAGCGCCGCGCCGCGCGCGAGGTCTATCTCGCGGGCGAGGTCTTCATCCGCATCCGGCCGCGCCGGGCCGAGGATGGTCTGACCGTACCGCTGCAATTGCAGATGCTGCCTGCGGAAATGCTGCCGCTGGACATGAGCCGCGAATTGCCCGGCGTCGGCCTGATCCGGCAGGGGATTGAGTTCGACGGCATCGGCCGCCGCGTCGCCTACCACTTCTTGCGCCGCCACCCCGGTGACATGACCGATCCGGGGCTTGCGGGCGAGACGACACGGGTGCCAGCGTCAGAGGTGATCCATGTCCTCGACCCGGTCGAAGCAGGTCAGCTGCGCGGGGTGTCACGATTTTCCGCTGCGATCGTCAAGCTGTTCACGCTGGACCTCTATGACGATGCCGAGTTGGAGCGAAAGAAGATCGCGGCGATGTTCGCGATGTTCATCACCTCGCCCGCGCCGGAAACCCCGCTGGAGCCGACTGAGGAGGATCTGGAGGTCGAGCCCGGCCAAGTGGTGCGGCTTGACCCCGGCGAAGATGTCTCGACACCCGCAACGCCAGACTCGGGCGGCACTTATGAGCCGTTCCAGTATCGGACCCTGCTGCAGATCGCGGCGGCGCTGGGCATCCCCTATGGCTATCTGACCGGCGACACCGCCAAGGGCAACTTCTCCAACACCCGGATATCGCTGGTGGACTTTCGGCGCCGAATCTCGGCCTTCCAGCACAGTGTGATGGTCTATCAGATGGGCCGCGCGGTCTGGACCCGCTGGTTGGATGTGGCCGCTCTGTCGGGAGCCATCGATCTGCCTGGTTATAGCGGCCAGCGCCGCCAGTACCAAGCCTGCGCCTGGTTGCCGACCAAATGGGACTGGATCGATCCGATGAAGGACGCCTCAGCCGAGATCGTGCAGATCGAAGCGGGCCTCAAATCCCGCACGCAGGCAATTTCCGAGCGCGGCTATGACGCCGAACAGGTCGACCGCGAGATTGCCGCCGAGCGCAAACGCGAACTGGCGCTGGGCCTCGATTTCCGGGGACCGGGATCTCCGGCGCAGGGGCCGGGAACTGCGAGCGGCAGTGACGGCAAGCAGGATGGCGCGGAAGGTGACGGTGCGCCGGAAGACACTGAAGACGAGTCCAACCCCAAGGATGATCCGTGATGCACCACGCGCAAATCGCCCAGCGCACCTTCAACACGCCGCTGATGGTGGACCCTGCCAAGGCTCTGGCGTTCCTGTCGGGGCTGGGGCCACGTATCACTGGTCAGGAGGTCACGTTCGCGGGCGTTGAATTGCCCACCAGTGATGTTGAACACGCGGCCTTGCCTGCCCGCGTTTCGCTGTTCGGCACTGATCTCGCCCAGCGCCACCAACGGAATGGAAGCCAGCCCTTCGCGGTGGTCGACGGCATCGCCGTGATCGAAATTGCCGGAACGCTGGTGCATCGTGGCGCGTGGATCGGGCAATCCTCGGGCCTCACTTCTTATGAGGGCATTGCTGCCCAGATCGACGCGGCATTGGCCGATCCTGCGTTGCATGGCATTGCCCTCGACATCGACAGCTTTGGTGGCGAGGTCGCCGGGGCCTTCGATCTGGCCGACCGCATCCGGGCGGCGCGGGCGCAAAAGCCGGTGCAGGCCTTCGTCGCCGAACATGCCCTGTCCGCTGGCTACATTCTGGCCTCCCAGGCCGACCGGATTATTTTGCCGCGCACCGGGGCGGTCGGCAGCATTGGCGTCGTGGCCCTGCACACCGACATGAGCGGGGCGCTGGACAAGAAGGGCATCGCTGTCACGCTGATCCATGCCGGGATCCACAAGATCGACGCCAATCCCTACAAACCTCTGCCCGAGACCGTGGGCAATCAAATGCAGCGCGAGCTCGAGGATTTGCGCCTGCTCTTCGCCCAGACCGTCGCCGATGGTCGTGGAGACCGGATCGACGTCGCGCGGGCGCTGGGCACCGAAGCGGCAGTGTTTCGGGGCGAGGCCGCAATCTTTGCAGGTCTTGCCGACGAACTGGCGGATCCAATCACCGCCTTCCGCACCTTCGCAGCCGCCCCGCGCGGCACCAATCCCACCAGCAGAAAGGGTCCACAGA